GCAGGGGCAGCAGGTCGAGGCGATCAGCTTCGACTATGGGCAGCGTCATGTCCGTGAACTGGAAGCGGCGCGCGCGGTCGCGCAGTGCCTCAACATTCCGCAGATCGTCGTCGCGCTCGACCTCGCACGCATCGCGCCGACATCGTCGCAGACCTCGCGCGAGATCCCCGTGCCCAAGGGCCACTACGCGGACGAGTCGATGCGCATAACCGTCGTGCCCAACCGCAACATGTGTATGCTGTCGCTCGCGACGGCGCACGCGATTGCATCGGGCGCGGAGTGCGTCGCCTACGCAGCGCACAAGGGCGACCACGCGATCTACCCCGACTGCCGCCCCGCGTTCGTGTACGCGATGGAGAAGGTAATGGCGCTCTGCGACTACGAACCCATCCGGCTGCTCGCGCCCTACGCGGCGCTGTCGAAGGCTGACATCGTGCTGCGCGGCGCGAACTTCGGCGCGCCCTTCGCGCTTACCTACTCGTGCTATGCGGGCGAGGCGCTGCACTGCGGCGCGTGCGGGACTTGCGTCGAGCGGCGCGAAGCGTTCCAGCGTGCGGGTGTGCTCGACCCGACAGCGTATGAGGCGGTCACGGCATGACGTGTACCCGCGCGTTCCATTTCTCGGCGGGGCACAGGCTGCTCCATCATGAGGGGAAATGCGCGCACCCGCACGGACACAATTACATCGCGGAGATCACGGTAGAGGGCGCGCTCGACAAGCTCGGGCGCGTCGTCGACTTCGCGGTAGTGAAGCAGGAAGTCGGCGCGTGGATCGACACGCATTGGGATCACGCGTTCGTGATCAACGCGCACGACCATGACCTGCTCGCAGCCTTCGAGCTTCGCCCCGAGTGGCGCAGGTTCCTGATGGACGGCAACCCGACTGCCGAGAACATGGCGCGGCATCTCTTCCTGACCTGCGTCGATCTGCTCGAACCCTACGGGGTCGACATCCGCCGCGTGCGCATGCACGAAACGCGAGACTGTTACGCCGATGCCCTATCGGATTAACGAAGTGTTTTACACGCTGCAAGGCGAAGGCGTCCGCGCCGGGACGCCTGCGGTGTTCGTGCGTTTCAGCGGCTGTAATCTCGCGTGCCGCAAAGAGGAAGGGCCGCTATCCCCGGGCGGGTTCGATTGCGACACCGAGTTCCAGAGCGGGCGCTCGCTCGCGCTCGACGATCTCATGCAGGAGATCGACAACGTGAAGGAAGACTGTAGGACGGTCGTGCTCACGGGCGGCGAGCCTGCGCTGCAATACGACCAAGACCTCGCCGAGCTTCTACACGACGAGGGGTACTTCGTCGCGATGGAGACGAACGGCAGTATCAAAGTGGAGCAGCATGTCGACTGGATGACCGTGTCGCCCAAAGTCGCCGAGCATGCCGTGCGGCAACTCTGCGCGCAGGAAGTCAAGTACGTGCGCGCCTACGGGCAGGCGATCCCGCGCCCCGCGTGCAAGGCAGAGCACCAACTGATATCGCCCGCATTCGAGGCGAACGATCAGACCCCCGGGGAGACGTTGCGATGGTGCATCAACTTAGTGAAGGAGAACCCAGCATGGCGGTTGAGCGTCCAGCAACACAAGCTCTGGAAGATTCGCTAGGACTCGACGCAGGCGAGCGGGCGGCAGAGGCGCTGGGCCAGTTCCTCGCGTGTTACCCGACCAACAAGGCCATACAGCGCGACACTCCGCGCCGTATGCTGCGCGCGCTCGACGAGATGACGGACGGGTATGAGCAGGAGCCTGCCGACATCCTCTCCGCGCAGTTCACCGCGCCCAGCGACGATCTCGTGATCCTGAAGGACATCGAATTCGTCTCCCTCTGCGAGCATCACCTGATGCCGTTCGCGGGGCAGGCGCATGTCGCCTACGTGCCCGATCAGTACGTCGTGGGGCTGTCGAAGCTCGCGCGGCTCGTCGACTGTTACGCGCACCGCTTCCAGATGCAGGAGCGGCTCTGCTACGAGATCGCCGTCGCGCTCGTCGCCCACGTCTCGGCGAAGGGCGCGGCATGCGTGATCGAGGCGACGCATGGGTGCCTGTCGTGCAGGGGCGCGCGGAAGCAGCGCGCCACGTTTATTACGTCGTCGATGCTGGGCGCGTTCCGCAGCGACGGCGATCTACGGCGCGAGTTCTATGCCGCGATTCAACTGACCCATACGAGGATCTGATGCCTGTCGGACGCCCGCCCATGCCGTCGCACTTGAAAATCATCCGCAACTCGCGGAGCAAGAAAAAACCGAGTCCGCTCGAACCCAAGCCCGTGGGCGATCTCGTCGACGCGCCCGCGCACTTCGGCGACGAGGAACGCGAGGTGTGGGACTATGCCATCGCCAACGCGCCGCGAGGTCTGCTGAAAAAGATCGACTCCAGCGTGCTCGAAGTCTGGTGCAAGTCGCATGTCCTGCACCGCGCCGCCATCGCCGAATTGCGGAAGACGGGCATGCTCGTGAAGGCACCGAACACCGGACTCCCGATACAGTCGCCGTATCTGCCGATCATCAACAAACAGGCGCTGCTCATGATGCGCGCGGTCGATCATCTGGGCTTCAGTCCCGCGAGCCGCACGCGGATCATGATGGGCGACAAGCCGGGGCACGCGCAGGGCGGGTGGGACGACATCGAGCACGCGGGATGAGGATGAGGGGAATGGAACAGAGGTGGGAAGGGGCGCAGGGCGCGCCCCTCGTCGGGCTAGTTGGTGACGGCGAACAGAACGGTGCGCCCCTTCGCGTCCTTCTGGTCCCACTTCGTCGAGCGTCCGCAGGGCATGCCGTCGAAGTACCCGCCGTTGTATGTGCGCCCGCGCCGCTCGACGTCCGCTGCGGCGAGCAGGGCGTCGGCTTCAGTCGCGTACCAGTCGATGCCGAAGCAGATGCGCTGCTCCGACTTCACGGGCACGGGGAGGGTCGTCGTTGGTGTTTTCGTTTTCGTTTTCATTGTCGTTACTCTCTTACTCGAATGTGTCGAGTTATTACTATTATATCAATCGCTCTTATCCAAACCCCTGTAAACAGGCGCTTTCGAGCCACTAACCCCGGCGCTTGCAACGCGCAAATAAAAAACTTGACAGGGTTCGCCACATAGCAGCCGCGCATGCCTACACTCACTAAAACGTGCCCGAACGTGGCGCGGGGGTTGGACTACGCCCATGCGGTCGTGAGCGGCAAACAGCTTGCCTGCCGCTGGGTGCAACTCGCGTGCCAGCGGCACTTGAGCGACCTCGACCGCTGGGGCGGCAAGGATCAGCCGTTCCACTTCGACATGAAAGCGGCAGAGCGGGTCGTCGAAGTCGTGCAGCACTTCCCGCATATCCACGGGCATTGGGCGAAGCAGCAGCAGCACCTCACGCTCGAAGATTGGCAGTGCTTCATTGTGTCCAACGTGTTCGGCTGGAAGGCGACCGCGACGAGCGCGCGGCGCTTCCGCGTCGCCTACATCGAAGTGCCCCGCAAGAATGCCAAGTCCACACTGACGAGCGCGCTCGGGCTGTACCTGCTGGGCTGCGACGGCGAGCAGGGCGGGCATATCGTGAGCGCGGCGAATACCCGCGAGCAGGCAAAGCTCGTGTTCACGGACGCGCAGTGGATGGCGCGCAAGGAGCCGGGGTACTGCGCGCGCTTCGGCATCGAGGTGCTCGCCCATGCGGTCGTGCAGATGGAGACGGCATCGAAGTTCGAGGCGCTGTCGGCGGAGCACTCGAACCTCGACGGACTCAACCTGCACGCGGCGCTCGTCGACGAACTGCACGCGCACCCCACGCGCGGCCTGTGGGACGTGCTCGCGACCGCGACAGGCTCGCGCATCCAGCCGCTCATCTGGGCGATCACAACGGCGGGGTTGAATCGCGCGAGCGTCTGCTACGACCAGCGTAATTACGTCATCGACATCCTCAACGGGCGCGCCGAAGATGATGCGTACTTCGGCATCATTTACACCATCGACGACGGCGACGACCCGTGGGACGAGCGGACCTGGATCAAGGCGAACCCGAACTACGGAATCAGCGTGCGCCCCGAGGGAATGCGGCTCGACGCCAAGCGCGCCATGCAGATGCCGAGCGAGCACGCGGCATTCCTGACGAAGCACCTCGACGTCTGGGTTAACGCAGCAATGACGTGGTTGCCAGCGGGCGCGTGGGAGAAGTGCGGCGATGCGTCGCTCGACATCGACGACTTCGTGGGCGAGTCGTGTTACGTGGGCGTTGACCTCGCGGAGCGCAACGACATTGCGGCAGTCGTCGTCTCCTTCCCGCCGACTCGCGCGCGCGATCACTGGGCCGTGTTCGGTTACTACTACCTGCCCGAGGACACCGTAAACAAGTCGGAGAACTCGCACTACCAGGGCTGGGAGACGGTCGGGCGGCTGACCGCGACCGAAGGCAACGTGACCGACTTCGATTACATCATCGCCAACCTGGGCGACATCTGCGCGCGCTTCGACGTGCGCGAGATCGCGCTCGACCCCTTCCACGCGGGACCGCTCGTCGTCAACCTGCATAAGGCGGGGATACCGAAGCCTGTCGAGATCCGGCAGAACGCGCCCAACATGCACCCCGCGATGATCGACCTCGAAGGGCTGGTGCTGTCGAAAAAGATCCGCCACGACTGCGACCCCGTGCTGGCGTGGATGATGGCGAACGTTAAGGCAGAGCGGACGGGCGATCTGATGCGCCCCACGAAGGACAGCCCCGAGAAAAAGATAGACGGCGTGGTCTGCCTGCTCATGTGTCTACACCGCGCGATGCGCGCCGAGCCGCCCGCGCTCGCGCGTGTCCGCGTGATCTCGATGGAGGACGTCTGATGCTCGCAGCATTACAACGCGCACGCGACGGCATCGTGAACTGGTTCGGGTTCGGGCGCAGAGGCCGGGGCGCTGGAGCGAAAGCCGTGGGCGACACGGGCGTGGTGTCGCTCATCGGCGGCGACGTGACCGCCTCGCTGCAATCGGCGGCAGTGTGGGCATGCTGCCGACTCGTGTCGCAAGCCGTGAGCGCGCTGCCCGCGCATATCTTCGAGCAGACCGACACGGGAAAGATCAAGGCGACGACGCACCCGTTATACCGCATGCTCACGCTGCAACCCAACCCGCTCATGACGATGGTGCAGTGGCGGCAGACGACCGTCCTGCACCTCATGCTGTACGGCAACGCGTACACGATCCCCGAGTACCTCGACGGGGAAGTGGTCGCACTCTGGCCCGTGCTGCCCGACCGCGTGCGCATCGTGTACGGCAGCAACGGCGCATACGTCTACCGCGTCACGGACGCGAGCGGCATGGCGCACGACTACGCGCCGCTCGAACTGCTCCACTTCCGCGTGTTCTCGCTCGACGGGCTGATCGGGTTGTCGCCCATTGAGTACCACCGCGTGTCGACGCAGATCGACGGCATGAGCCGCTTGTATGCGTTGCAGCTTTACAGCAACGGCGGGCGTCCGCAGGGCGTGCTCGAATACGCGGGCAACCTCGGCCCCGAACAGATCGCCGATATCCGGGCGGGCTGGAAGCAGATGCAATCGGGTCCGCAGAACGCGGGCAACATCGTCGTGCTCGAAGGCGGCACGAAGTACCAGCAACTCGCCATCCCGCCCGAGCAACTCGAATTCGTCGCGCAGCAGAAATTTACGGTCGAGCAAATCGCCCGTATTTACGGTGTCCCGCCGCACTTGGTCGGGGCGATGGATAAGCCCACTTACGCGAGCGTCGAGCAGCAGGGCTTGGAGTTTTTACAGTACACGCTGCAACCGATCGTCACGAACCTGGAGCGCACGCTTCAATCCCTGCTGCTCGCCGATCCGTTTTTCTACAAGCTCAACCTGTCGAGCTTCGAGCGCAGCGACATTAAGACCCGCTATGCCGCGTATGCGGTCGCGCGGCAGTGGGGCTGGATGAGCGTGAACGACATCCGCGAACTCGAAGACCTCAACCGCATCGCCGAAGGCGACGTCTACCTGCAACCGCTCAACATGATCCCGGCCATACCCGGGGAAGGAGTTCTGCCATGAGGGAGTACAAAGCGTTCCCGCTCGTCGAATGCAAAAGCGACGAGGGCGGGAAGTTCACGGGGCACGCGGCAGCGTATGCGAAGGACGTATACGGCGACCGCATCATCCCGGGCGCGTTCGCCGCGACGATCAAGGAGCAGGGCGGGAAGATCCCGATCTTCCTCAACCACGACAGCGATCAGTGGATCGGATTTTCGACCGAACTCGTCGAGGACAAAAAAGGGCTATACATCGAAGCCGCGATCTCGCTCGACTCGTCGCGCGGCGCGGACGTCGCGGCACTGCTGAAACTCGCGCAGGCGGTCGACTACCGCGTGGGTTTGTCTATCGGGTTCACTGCCGAAGAGGTCGAGTATGACGACGCCACGGGCGGGCGGCTTTTGAAGTCCATCAACCTGTGGGAGACGAGCATTACGCCTTTCCCCGCGAACCGGAAAGCGCGCATCGACAGTGTGAAGTCGGTTCGCAATATTGAGCAGATCCTACGCGACGTAGGGGGCTGCTCTGGGGATGCCGCCAAGCGAGCCATCGCCTGTCTGCGTCCTTATCTGCTCGCCGATGCGAGCGGACAACCGCCACCGCCTGAACGCGACGTGAGGGAGCAGGGGCAGCTTATCGCCGCAATGAAAATGTGGCAACTGGAGAAGAGAGTATGAACGCTGAAGATACCGCAGTCATTGGCGAGTTTCAAAAGATCGCCGATAAGTTGCATGCCGTCGTGCAGGACGAAACGAAGACCCGCGAGCAGCGCGAAGCGGAAATGAAAACCGCTATGGGCGAAGTGCCCGCGCTGCTCGAAAAGGTCAAGACGGAGATCCGCGCCGAAGTGAAGGCAGAGATCGAAACCGTGAAGACCGCGCAGGACCGATTGATCAAGGAGCGCACCGCGCGCCTGCCTGCCGCGCTGCGCGGCGACGGTGACGGCGACGTGCGCACGCTGGGGCAACGCTTCGCCGACAGCGAACAGTACAAAGCGTGGCTGGCGAGCGACCCGGGCGGCAGGATTCGGCTGCAACTCGCAGTCAAGGGCCGCATCCGACAGCCGCTCGAAGTGCGCACGACTATCGTCGAGACGGGCGTGCCCATGCTGCCGACCCGCGTCGGCGTGTTCGCGCCGCCCACGCTGCCGCTCATCATGCGCGACCTGATGACGGTGGTCCCGTTGAGTTCGGGCAACGCGGTCGAGTACGTGCAGGAAGCGTGGACCTACAACGCCGACTACCAAGTGCTCGAAGGCGATAAGAAGGCAGAGGGTGCCGTCGTCTACACGGAGAAGACCGCGCTCGTGCGCACCATTGCATGGTTCGTAAAAGTGTCGCGGCAGATGATGGCAGACGTCCCGTACTTCGCCTCGACCATCGACAGCCAACTCCTGTTCGGCATCGCGAAAAAGGAAGATCACGAGATCCTCTTCGGCGATAACGCGGCGGGGCATCTGCACGGCATCATGCCGCAGGCAACGGCGCTGCCCGTCGACGTGCTTACGGGCATCACGAACTCTGCCGACCAGATCCTGTCTGCCATCGCGTACCTCGCGAGCCTCGGCTACACGCCGACCGCTATCGTGCTCAACCCCATCGACTGGGCAAGCATGCAGATCATGAAAACGGCGCAGGGCGTCTACATCCTCGGGGGTCCGCCCGCGTCGCTCGCGCCCGCGTCGTTGTGGGGCATGACCGTCTCGACCACGAGCGAGATGACCGCTGGCGATTTTCTCGTCGGCGCGTTCCCGCCTAACGCGACCCTGTTCGACCGCGAGTCGGCATCGGTCGATGTCGCCTACGAGAATGAGGACGACTTCGTCCGCAACCTCGTCACGATCCGCGCAGAGGAACGTATCGCGCTCGCCGTCTATCGTCCGCAGGCGTTCGTGAAAGGCACGCTCGCGGTCACGCTGCCGCTCACTGCTGGGCAGGCACGCGAGCGGGAGCGGGAGAAAAAGTAACGCCATGACTACCGTGGTGTTCAAGGTCGAGCATCCGCCCGCCTACCGCAAGGGGCAGCTGGTGCAGCTTCCCGACAGCATCGCGTGGGACTTGGCAGATAAGGGGGTCGTGGAGATCCGCGACCCCTTCGTGCCCAAGGAAACGAAAAAGGACGAAGGAGAACTCGAATGATAACGATTCGGCTCGTGCTGCTCGTGCTCGCGCTGATCTGCTTCGCGCTGTCGGCGTTCGGCGTTCAATCGCGCTTCAACCTGCAATCGGTCGGACTGTTCTGCTGGGTGCTGTCGCTCGTGATCCTATGACACCCTACGCGCGCTATCCCTATTACGGTCCCGTGGTCACGGGCGCGCAGGATCAGGATAACTTCGTCCGCAACCTGATTACCCTGCTGGGCGACTGGTGGCTCGGTGCGCCCGCCATCGTCCCGTATCCCCCGCCCGCGCCGCTGTCCAAGTCGATCTCGGACCTGCCGCCCGTCCTGACGCTCGACCAGATCAAAATACATTGCCACATCGAACTAGAGCAGACCGTCGAGGACGATCTATTGAAGGGGCTGGAGATGGCAGCGCGCCTGCACACGCAGGCAGTCCTGCGCCGCCCCTTCGATGACACGGTCGGCGAGAACATCAAACAGGCGCTGCTCGTGCTGATCGCGCACTGGTACCGCAACCGCGAGGCGGTCCTCGTGGGCACCATTTCGAGCGTCATCCCGTTGACGTACACGGCGCTGCTCTCGACCGAGCGCCTCTACCCGCCCGGGTGTTACTGATGCCGTCTCCCGATATCAATGCGGGCGCGCTCGACCGCCGCGTGACCCTGCTGCGTCCGCTGTACGGCGAGTTCGAGGACGAGATTACGGGGTGGGAAGTCGTGGGCGACGTGTGGGCGGCAGTCAACCCCGAGGAAGCACGCGAGCAGAACGAAGCAGGGCGCACCATCGCAACGGCGGGCGTGCCTGTGATCATCCGCTACCGCGCCGACATCGACGCGCGCTGGCGCATCCGCGACCGCGAGACGGAGTACGAGGTGCGAGGCATCCTCGACATCGCGCGGCGGCACGTCCAATTGCAACTGATATGCGAGGAGGTCAAATGAGCAAACAGAGTCCCGGCGAACAGATCATCACGGCGCTGCTCGAAGCGCCCGCGCGCCGACGTTTCGATGTCGCGCTGGAACGCAAGGCGGTACTCGTCTCGCCCGCGAACCCCATGCCCGTCCCGGGCGTCATCCCCGGCCCCGTCACGCCGACGCGCATGCGCAGCCTGATTCCGGTCGGCACGACCGAAGCGGACAGCATCGGGTACGCCCGCGAAACGTCGATCACCAATAGCCCCGTGGTGCCGATTGCCCCGGGCGGATTGAAGGGGCAAGCGTCGCTCACTTACGAGATCGTGACCGCGCCCGTGCGCACGATTCCCGCGTACCTGAAGGCGAGCGCGCAAGTGCTCGACGACTACGCGGCATTCCAGTCGTGGATCGACGCGCGGTTGCTCTATGCGCTCGCAGTCGCCGAAGAGGGGCAGTTACTCAACGGCAACGGCAACGCGCCCAACCTGCAAGGGCTGATGCTCGTCGCGCTCAATACGACGACCGTCCCGGGCACGGGCGGGGTCGCGCTGCTCGACAATGTCGCGGCAGGCATCGCGGCAACCTTCGGGCGCGGCTACGTCGTCGACGGCATCATCGTGAACCCGGGCGACTTCGGCAAAGCGTTGACGTCGAAGGCAGTCGCCACGGGCAACTATCTGCTGGGCAATCCCGGCGACCTCGCGGCGGGATTCTCGCTCTGGGGCATCCCGGTCGTGCTGTCGCAGGCGATGGTATCGGGCAGTTATGTGGTGGGGCAGTTCGCGCCCTACTGTCAGATTTTCGACCGCGACGCGGCAGCGGTCGAAGTCGCAGAGCAGAACCAGGACGACTTCGTCCGCAACCTCGTGACCGTGCGCGCCGAAGAGCGGCTCGCCTTCGCGATCTACCAGCCGGGAGCTTTCAGCAAAGGAACCTTCACCCCATGAGCATCGCCATATTCGCCGTATCTGCCAGCATCCAAGCGGTCTTCGACGCACTGAAGGCAGTGCTCGCCGAAGACCCCAACTACACCAACGTGAACTCTTCGGCGTCGAAGGAGACGAACGGGTCCAACGTGACCATCACGATCTCGGATAAGTTCGGGTCGAGCGCGACGTACTCGGAGCGCACGACGACGGGCAAGGTCTTCCTCGACCCGCTGTCGGCGTCGCTGGGGCCGGGGCAGACCGCGACCTTCACCGCGACGACGCTCGACGACAGCGGCACGCCCGTGCCTGCGACCGTGACGTGGAGCCTCTCGTCGGGCGCGATCGGCAGCGTGGCGAACGGCGTGTACACCGCGCCGCTCACGATCCCCGCGCCCATCGCGGAGTACGTCACTGCAACCGACGCGGTCGGCGCATCCGCAACCGCGTCGATCTCGCTGCACCCCTGATTCTAATGGCGATCAAAACCACCTCGACCGTCTCGACGCGCACGAAGGCATTCAAGCTCGAAGGCGTCCCGCAACTCATCAAGACGGTGCGCGCGCTGGGCGACACGATGAGCGGGAAGACCAAAGGCGCATTCGACGACCGCGTGCGCGAGGCGATGCTGAAACCCGCGCAGATGATGGCAGACGAAGCGCGCGACATGTGCCCCGTGGTCACGGGCGCGCTGCGCGACTCGATCAAGGCAATGAAGCTCGTGCGCACCGTGGGCGCGCTCGTGTTCACGGAGGGGCTGCGCTATGCGGCATGGGTCGAGTTCGGCACGAGTCAGGCGCAGGCGCACCCGTACTTCCGCCCCGCCATGAATGCCGTGCGACCGCTCGCGGCGAACGTACTGGCAGAGGAACTCTCGAAGGTCGTCGAGGGCGTCGCGAAGGAGAACGCGTGGAGTCAGAAGGACGCGGCTTAAAAAGGAGAACAACGATGGCATACGAACAACCGCCCGTAGGCTCGATCCTACCCGCGAAAAAGAATACGAGCGTGGAGAACCCCGGCCCCGTGCATAGCCCATACGGGAACACGGAATGGCTGCAAGCGCAGGCGCAAAACACCGCCCACGAAAACAATCTCGATCTGATCGAGGAATGGCATAACGCGCAGAAGGACTCACCCGAATATGCGGCGAAGCTCGGCGCGGGCTATTCGTGGGCAGTGCTCGTCGCCGAAGCCGAAGCGGGCGGGCTTGATTTTCAGCAGACGCGGCAGGGACCGCCCGTCTCGTCACTGGCAACGTAATGATTTTCGAGGACGTCCTGCGCGATCTGATCGTGAGCTTCAACCTCGTGGACAAGCGTGTCTTCCTGTCGCGCGCGCCGCAGGTTCCCGCGTCGCAGGCAGTCGCGCCGTACCTCGTGTTTTTCCCCGTGGGCGCGCTCGTGTTCACGGAGGGGCTGCGCTATGCGGC